TTGCTTTGGTTATCGTCCGTGTAACCCGCTACAATTTTATTTTGAGACTTATCGTAATAGAGTGTAGGGTACTTTACTGTGTCGTTAAATATTTGATTTGACGTACCAACTGCGACAGAAGCAGTGCCCCCTGATCCCGATGGTTTAACCGCTATTAGTCTAGGTCTGGTGGTTATGTCAACCATCATCATAACGATATATTCACTGTCTTCGTCATACACCGCTTGAACTACGTTAGCTTTAGTGCCGTACCCGCCAATACCCAAACTTTGATTAGAGCCTAGTGTAACGCTTGTCCCACCACTACCAATAGTAATTGGCATTACATAGTTCTGTTCATTTTCTTGATTAAAAAATACAACAAGATTTGAAGGAGGGTGAAAACAGGTCACCATTTGAGTTCCTGTTTGGTCATTGCTTAGAACATTTGTTGTTGATCGCAACGTAAAAGTGCTGCCCGATAAAGTAGCGCAAAGAAATTGAGGGTAGTAATTAGATGTATTTGAGCTACTCCAAAAATGAACATCCCGATTTGTGTCATACCCTGCCGAAAGAGCGGTGTTATTACCCGGAAGCATTTCAGCACTATATTGCGCTGGTGTTCCCTTGCTTTCAGAAGTTGCTGTTTCGGATACTTCAGTAACATCTCCATCGCTTTCTATAACCACAGGTTTCTTACTAGTAATACCACTGCCACTGTCAGTAAACGTTAATTGTTTTGCTGCCGCTCCTGCGGGGAGTAGATCAGATAAATTGCTCACGAGGTATACTCCAAATTTAAGACGGTGGCTGACAAGGCTTTACCCGCTTTGACGCTAGGGTCATCCGCAGAAGTACCAAATGTACCATCAATTTGAACATAGTAATCACTGCCCGGAGTTAGTGAACTTAAACCCGTAGCGGCTATGCCACCTTTAATTGTGATGTTCCCACTAGCCGAACTGCTAATAGCTTCGTCTGACACACCAATAAAATTAGTTGCTGTGAGATTTGTAGAAGTGTAAGCGGGTTGAATAGCTACTCCCTTCCCATAGTTACTGTTCCCTGTGTCTGCAAAAGCTACAACCGTTTTTTCTTCATTGCTGTCATAAGTTATCGCTAAATAGTTTGTGCCTCCAGACTCAAACGTAGCAGAACTTGAAAACGATATTGCAGTCCCACTAACCGTTCCAACCACATAGTCTCCATAGGAAGAATTAGTATGGTCTGTGAAAGCTATGACATGCTTATTAGCAGCGGCATTGTAGCTAATTTGAGGGGGGTCAACTGTTCCAGCATCAAACTGAACCGCAGTCCCAAAAGTAAGAGTGGTTCCGTCAACAGTGCCTACAATAGCATACCCATCGTCTGATTGAGTAACATCTGCATACGCTATAACTACTTTGTTACTAGCAGAATCATAAGCTATACCATCATCTCTTCCCGGCCTTGCACTGTTTGATGAAAATACAACAGGAGTTGCACAATTAATACTTGTTCCAGAAACTGAAGCCGTCAGAACTTTACCATTAGGTTGACTTGTATCTCCGAAAGCTATAATTACTTGGCCAGTGTCAGGATCAAAAGTAGCTGCTTGGTACTGCGCCGTTCCAGTGGTGTAGTTGTCTGCACTACCAAAAGCAATACTATTAGTCCCTCCTCCAGTAACTGTTCCTACAATCGCATCTCCTTGGTTTCCAGAATCCCTAAAAGCTATAACTACTTTATTATTAGTAGAATCAAAAGTAGCAGCAAAATCATTACAAGCGTTCTCTGCTGCAAATACCGTTGGCGTGCCATAAGAAATAGACGTACCTGAGACTTGTCCTACAATAGCGGTTCCATAACTATTATTACTAAAGTCTTGGTACGCAAATACAACTCTGTTGGTGTTGCTGTCAAACGTAGCGGCCATGTACCTAGCTGTGTTGGTGCTTGAAAATACTACTGGGGTTCCCCACGATATTGAAGTTCCCGAAACTGTTCCCACAACTCCGTACCCATAATTTGATGGGCCTTGAAAAGCAACCACCACTTTATTGTTATCAGAGTCAAAAGTAGCAGCGGTTTCAAAAGCAGTAGAGGACTGATAAGTAGCAGCACTACCAACAGCTCCTGATACAGCACTGGAAGCAACTTGAGTAACAGTCCCGTTAGTGTTTAAAATAACAGGCTTACCCGCAGCACTAACGTTACCACTTGCCGTGAAAGCTACTTGTTTACCTGCGCCCGCAGGAAAAAGATCGCTAAGATTCGTCATCCCGTATAATCCTTCATGTTTATTTGCGTAGCTGTTATCGCTTTACCAATAAGTTGACCACTTGTATCGGTAGTAATTGTTCCATCGGTCTGAACGTAATAATCACTAGCTACCGTAAGGCTTGATTGCGCTTCATTACGACTACCCCAAGTGTTAATCGTACCTGTCGCTGTGTCGCTTATCGCTCCGGCAGCAATACCTAAGAGGTTAGTGGAGGTGAGATTACTTGATGTGCCGCCAGTTTTACCAAGTTTTACCCAAGCTGTATTAGAGTTATTATCCCCCATCACTAGAAAATGTCCGTCAGCATCATCAGCTTTTGCAACATCAAAATACTGATAGGCTTGGCTATCCATTTCTGTGTTAGTGCCCAAAGTAATTGCATCTCCCGAATAAGAACCAATACGACCATTGGTTTGTTTGTCCGTAGTGTCATTCCATACAAGAATCCATTTATCGGGAGTAACGGTTGAGTTAACCACTTGCGCTTGTCGAACGTAATCATCTGGGTAGGACGTACCCGAATAAACTATTTGACTACCATAGGAAAAAGAACCGCTACTTAAGTTACCGATCTGGGTACGACCTTGGCCGCCTGTTGCAGATTCTCTATTAGCAATCATTACAAACTTAGTAGAAGTCAAATAGCACAAGTCTATACAACCTTGACGCTCATAAGTGTTTGAATTGTCTACTACGTTACCGGAAGAAGTAGCAGTTATCGTTGAACCGCTAATGGCAACATCTGTAATATATAAATGCTTATCTGCATTGTTTTGAAAAACTAATGCTTTAGTCGCATCGTAAGGGTTTACTTTAAACCCAAATTCAGCCCCCCTAGCGGCTGTTGAATAAGGAATAGTAGTTGATCCCGGTGCGGTTACTGTGGTTCCTGAAACAGTAAGAACACGCATTTTTACCCCAGAAGGATCATTTGTCCAAGCAGTTAAATAATTACCTGAAGTTCCCAGTGCAAAAACTCTATCGGGTATTCCATTAGCTACATCAAAATTAACCGTTTCAAATCTGTTAGGAGTCCCCCACGAAATACTTTCACTACCTGCACTACCAGAAATCGTACCAACAACAGCCGCAGTGCCGTACCCCGTAGGGGCACTTGATCCGGGCATGAAGACCATAAGAAATTTATCAGCAGTACTTGGGTCAAAGGCTATAGAATGAGCATAAGCATTATTTATACCTGATACACTCCCTGAATTTATTTCGTTCCCTACTGATAAACTAGTTCCTGCTCTTATTACAAATTTAAAACGTAAACCGGAAGTACCTGAATCATTGTAATAAGAAACCATCCATCGGTTGGTATTGTGAGGGTCAGCAGTCACTTTGATACGACCTATTGAACTAGCACTAGATTCTATCGTTAATTGTGTGCCTAAAGGTAAACTGCCACTTGCCGTGCTTGTAGCGACTTGAGCCGCTTTACCCGCAGCGGTAAAGATTACAGGTTTCCCTGACGTTATATTCCCATCAGCTACAAAATCTGTATTGTTTTGTCCTCCTCCTTGAGGAAGAAGATCAGATAAATTAGCCATTTATACACTCCAGCCGATAGTCCCGTCTATATAGGTCATGGTTATCTGAGCAAAGTCTTTGTCAAACGTTAAATCAGTGCCACTTGACGCTATATTGCTACCGTTTCTGGCGACTGTAAAACTACTTGAAGAGGCGGTATAACCTGCTTTAATAGTTATCGCATCTCCTGCCGAAGGGCCAGCAGGTAACGTAATCGTAATACCTCCAGTAGTTACAACTATGAAATCTCTATTAACCGCTGAATAGCCTGTACCTTTTAACAAAGGAACAACTGCACCGCTACCACCATTAGCAAACGGTAATACGCCTGATACAGCAGCCGTTAAGCTAACTCCCGAAAGTGTGCCGCCTAACGTTAAGTTTCCTGTACTAGTTACTGTACCTGTCAGAGTCAGTCCGTTAACGGTTCCAGTTCCAGCTACCGAAGTCACTCCATCGGCTGCAACATTAGCATTGGCATCTACAACAGCAGCTCCTGATCCTGCTCCATCTAGGTAAAGAACTTTAGTTTGCCCTGTAGGTATATTTACAGTAGCTCCTGACCCTTGCTTTATGGTTATAGTCTGACTGCCTGTTGTAGCGTTCTCTATCCACATAACCCGCGAAACAGTGTTTGGCGCTATCGTAAGTTCCCTAGTCGTAGAAAGAGTTGCTGTAGAAGTGACTTTAAAATAAAGCGCACGAGCAGGATCAGCAGAGCCATCCGCTACAGTGGTCGTTTGGTTACCGTCTGAACCAAAACAATCTTGAGTGTTATACCCAAGTGAGTCAGCAATAAGTTCTAAATTAGTATTAGTACTAGTACCCCAAGTACCGTCCTCATCGCCTGTAGTAATTTCTTTAAGTCTTAAATTATTTACATAAGTAGCCATAATATATTCCTATGCTGCTTTGTTTATATCTACCCAAGTAGGTGTTTGAGAATCATCTATCGTAGTCCAACCACCTCTACTTATTGTTCCTACCGCGCCCGTGCCACTTACACCTGTAGCTACTATGGAGCCACCAAATGCAATAATAACAGGCTCAACTCCACCTGTCCCCGCCACTCCAGTTATCGTAGGTAGCACTAAATCAGTAGGTGCTCCGACAGCACTTGTGCCAACTACCCCTGTAACAGATACGATTCTATCGTAAGCTGGAGTAGCCGTACCGACAGCACCCGTACCACTTACACCTGTAGGTACAAATAAATCTCCTACTACAAGCGCAACCGCACCTATAGCACCCGTACCACTTACACCTGTAGGAGTTACGGAATCTACTACGCTTATTGAAGTAGTTCCTACTGCACCCGTGCCACTTACGCCTGTCGGTGTTTGCACGCTGCTGTATGCAGTAGTTACGTCCCCTACACTACCTGTTCCTTCAACACCTGTGGGTCTAATTAATCCACTACGATTTATAACAACACTACCTACCGCACTAGTTCCCTGTACTCCAGTAGGTATTACAGACCCTCCTATGGAGAATCCTACAGTGCCTATTGCTCCTGTAGCTGATATGGAAATATTGACATTATTTCCCCACGAGCCTTGGCCCCATGTACCTGCACCCCATGTAGCTCCAAGACTTACAACTTTATCAGCCATTCAAGACCTCTAAGCAATACGTATAATCGCAGTAGCAGCCGCAGCAGCAGGGAACTGAATTTGAAAGTCCCCTGAACTTACTGTTTGATCTCCACCAAAAGATAATACTGCACACGCTGAATTACTATTGCTAGTGTTATAGATCATCGCTCCACACGTTGTAAAAGAAGCACTTGACCAAGTAGTGTCGGAAAAATCACAAATAGCCGTAGTACTGTCTGCCACCGGAGTCACGTTAGTAAGAGTGTTACCACCTGCACTGTAGCCTGAACCACTTGCCTCATCACTGTTCCCAGTAATATTAGTGTAATTAGTGCTTGCAGCTCCGTAAGTTCCTGAACCTGCTGACTGCGATTTTAACAACGCAATCTTCAAAGTATCCGCACCGTTTGATAAATCGTGAAGCCCCTTAAGTAATTCTACTTTAAAACTTGTGGGCATCGCTGTTGCTATCGTTATTGCCATGTTATATCTCCAATAGTTTTACAAGTTCCGAATGCCCAGCATCGCGGAATTGGTTTGCCAAAGTTGTGCGGTCTGACCGAATAGCCTGTTTCATATACTCAATCAGTACCCCACGGATTTGATTTTTAAACGCTTCTGCCTGTTCCACAATCAAGGGATGACTATTGCCACCCACATAAATTATTTTATCTAACGCCTGTTCAGCTAACTCTTCGGGAGTAAACCCTCGTTTAGATATAGTAGTAACCTTTACGTTACCTATTTCTACAACGCTTTCAGAGCTTATCATTAGACGGCCTCCACTTTAGTTTGACCCCCACGATAAGTGTCTTCGCGTAATTTACCATCACCCAGATTTTTGAGTAATGCTATGGATTGCACGTACATCTTCTCATAAGTAGCTATCATATCAGGCTCTCCTTTCTGAAACCTAATAGCTTCCATCAAGGTTCCATTCAAAAGAGCAGAATCAAATTCCGTGCCCAACCATGTAGTATTGGCAGTTACTATAGACTCTGGATAATAAGCAAAGTGTATTTCCGCATCAAAATTAGCGTTAGGGGTTGGCCCTACTATAAAGCTAGTTTCGTCAAAAATAGCATAATGCACGGGCACTCCTGTTGTAGCGGGGTTAGGGTAGGCTTCGCGCATAAAATTTACATCTTTATCTAATAAATAAATGTAATCACTGCCACTTATTATGGCTAAAGAGTAAGCATACAAAAAACCAGAAGGAACTGTTAAGTACTTATTATTACTAGTCAATGAACCTGTTTGATTCTTCCGCAACGCAGGTAAAGAAACAGTAGTGTATATTTTTTGCTCTGCTTGTTTGGTAAACATAGCAAGCTGATCATCTGTGAACGTTTGTTCACAAATGTCATTAACATTGGTTTTAAGCTCTGTATAGTTCACTACGCCATTGGCCCTCTTGCTTTAGTACCCTTAGTAGCCGCGCCATTACCACGAGTTTCTATACCGCTTGTCTTCATGTTAATAGGTTGATTAACTTGTGTGCCGGGACTATAAACTGTAGGTTCGTTTGGAAGCTCTGTAACTTTAGGTGCTTTTTTACTTTCTCTTTTCATTCTAAATACCTC